AATATATATGGTTTTATTACTAAATCTTTTTCGATTAATTTTAATATTTCATTTGTTGTATCTTTTTTAGGTATTTTATATCCACGTGTTGACAAAATTGTTTTCATTATTACAATATTATTATTATTTTATATTTAAATAATCAAATTTTTATGATATTTTTTCATATGTTTATTGTATTCTTTTTGTGATTTAAAATATTTTTGACAAGTAAAACAATAATAAATATCATATATTAATTTAGTTTCTTTTTTACAACATAAACACATTTATATTATTTAATAAAAGAAATACTTAAAAACAAATTCTTTATATAATATTATAAATATGTCCGAAGAAGAAGAAACAGCAATATTCAAATTATACAGAAAATTTCACGAACAAACTATTGAAAAACATGGAAAGAATTCTGTTGTGTTTATGATGGTTGGATCTTTCTATGAACTTTATGCAGTATCATTAGATGATGTCCAGATTGGTCCAAATCTTTATACTCTTTCAGATATTCTTAATGTATGTGTTACTCGTAAAGATAAAAAGAAACCACATTCTCTATCTAATGTTCTAATGCTCGGATTTCCGGACCACTCTGTTTCTAAATTTAAAAAAATCCTATTAGATGAAGGTTATACAATTGTTATAGTTGATCAAGTTACTCCACCTCCTAATCCACGAAGAGATATTGTTGAAACATGTTCACCTGGAACTGTTATGAGTAGTGATTATGATCGTGATTCTGATAACTATTTAGCATCTATATATATTGATTCTGGTGAAATTAATGATAAAATTATCCATTCTTGTGGACTTACACTCATCAATGTTCAAACTGGCAGAAATATAGTTTCATCTATATCAACTCAGACAACAGATGATAATTCTTGGGTTAATGAACTTAATAGAATTCTGTATTCTTATTCTGTAGTAGAGTATATTATACATTTTTCTCCTTCTGTTCAACTATCTGATAAAGACATCTTAAGTCGTTTTGATACTATGATGAACAAATCTTACTCTTTTAATAATTATAAAAAAGATATTAAACAATTCTCTAAAATATCATATCAAAATGATATTCTTAATAAAGTATTTAATCTAAATAATATGTTATTACCAATTGAATATTTTGATTGGGAAAGAAAATCAGAATTAGTTTTATCGTATATCTTAATGCTACATCATGTTTATATACACAAAGCGGATTTAATTAATAATATTTCTATTCCAAAAGAAGAATCAGAATCAGATTTTCTTAAAATTACATCTGATGGTATTAGACAACTAAATGTTGTTTCTAATACTAATAATTATAAAGGTAAGGGTGATTCTTTAATCACACTACTCAATAAATGTAAAACTGGTATGGGTCGTAGATTCTTTAAAGAAAGATTATTAACACCTTCAATTAATATAGATGTTATAGAAAAATCATATGAGAATATCTATCTTTATTCACAAGATAATTTTTATAATGATATTAGATCATCACTTGGTAAGATATCTGATTTAGAAAAATCACTACGGAATATGGGTTTAGAAGAATTATATGATACAAATAATCTATTCTCAGATTCCGTTGCTTATGATTTTGTATTAAAAACAATCCAGAGTATAATTGATTATGAAAGAATTGATATAAGTAATCATCTTGTGTTATTTGATGAATTTCGTGAATATGTTGATTATATTAAATCTATATTTGAGTTTGATAATTTCTCATCTATATCATCAAATAATTCTATTGAAAAATCTATTTTTAAAAGAGGTTTTTGTAAAGAAATTGATGAGTTAGATGATAAAATTACTGAACATTTAAATAATATACATCGAATCTGTGAAAAATTCTCTACCCTGATTGATAATAAGAAAAATGTTAAAGCAGTACGTTATGATTATAATGACAAAAATGATCATTTTATCTATTGTACTAAAAAACGCGGATTAACTATTATAGAAAAATTTAAAAATATGAATAATAAATCAATTTTTGTTTATGATAATAATAATAATTTATTATATAAATTTAATAAAGATGATGTTTTAATGAAACCAAAAGATGGTAGTAATTCTATTATTGATTTAGAAGTTATCAGAAAAATATCAACTGATTTACTTACTCTCAATAAACAAATTAAAAATATGAATAAAATCCTGTGGGACAGAACTATTAAAGAAATTTATACAAAATATCGTAAAATTCTTACATTAATGAATGAATTTATCGCTGAAGTTGATTTCTATTCTTGTGGTGCCTTTCTAAGTATTTCTAATAATTATCACAGACCCAAAACAGATTCAACAGCCGATAAAGCATTTATTCAAGCAACTGAAATCAGACATCCTATTATTGAATCTATCTCTGATAAAGAATTTATTCGAAATAATATTATTCTTGGTAAAGAAGGACAAGATGGTATATTATTATATGGTGTAAATGCTGGTGGTAAGAGCACTCTAATGAAATCTGTTGGATTAAATATTATTATGGCACAAGCTGGTTTATATGTTGCCGCAGATACATTTGTATTTAAACCATATGACAAAATATTCACAAGAATTATATCTAATGACAATATTTTCAAAGCACAAAGTTCATTTGTTGTGGAATGTCTAGATATCCACAGTTTCCTTAATGGTACTACTAAAAATAGTTTAGTCCTGGGTGATGAAGTATGTTCTACTACTGAAGTCAGTTCAGCATTAGCATTAGTATCATCATCTCTGAAAATATTAAGTGAAAAAAAATCATCATATATGTTTACATCACATTTATCAGAACTTGTAAAAATCGATGATGTCAAAGAATTAGATAATCTTAAAATATATCATATGAGTGTATCATTTGAAGGTGAAAAAATCATATTCGATCGTAAATTAAATGAAGGTGTTGGACCAAATCATTATGGAATTAAAATTGCTGAATCACTTGGATTAGACAAGAATTTTATCTCAATCGCTAATCAGATACATCATCGGCTAAACGGTGATTCTGATCATATTGTTAATCAAAAAAAATCTGTTTATAACTCTAATGTTCTAATGGGTAAGTGTGAAATGCCTTATTGTTCAAATCCAGCATGTGAAACACATCATATATTTGAACAGGCTGATTGTGATGAAAATGGTAATACAGGTCATTTTCATAAGAATAAAGCACATAACTTAGTCCCTCTTTGTAAAGGATGTCACGCACAAATTACATATGGTAATTTACATATTTCTGGATATAAAGAAACATCTGATGGACTTGAATTACAATATGAAATTATTGAAGGTAAACAAGATAATAAAAAAAAGAAATTCAGTAAACCTGAAATATTCTCTATAAAACAATATAATACTAAATATGGCAAAATATTATCAAAACAAAAAATATTAGATAAATTACAATCTGATAAAGGATTAAAAGTTAGTTTGAAAATTTTTAATCAAATTATTAATGATGAGTATTAAGATTCTAATATTGCTTTATTAACAATAGATGTTAATTCGATCTCACAATTCGATGTCTGACCGGATTGATGATTGAAGGACCTAACTCTTTGCCCTTCCTTATATGTGTTTGTTCGTGTTATGGACATTACTTCTTGCCCGCCATCTTCTGCAGTATGAATATCTACATTACCATCAAATAATCCTTTGTTAAAACTACCTTGATAATAATTATCAAGTAACACACTTGGATTACTACAATACATGTAAAGGGTTCCATTCCCGTGATAATATCCATTTTTAAATTCTCCATTATATAATATTTGACCTGAAATAGGACAAAATTCAATTCCTTTTCCTTCTCTTTTACCATTCACAATACCTCCTTTATATATTAAATTGCCATATTCATTATAAATTTTATTATCTTTATTAGAACTTCTATTATGTAGTTTATCACTTATATTAGATAAATTTTCTTCTATAATTTTTATATTATCATATAGTGTTTTTATATCATGTTCTACACATACGCTTTTTCTAATTTTATTTATTTGATATTCTAAACTATTTAATCTGTCATCTACTATACCATTTTCTGAAATATATCTTGGTAATACAAATTCTAATTCTAATTTAAAGAATTGTGATTGTTTCTTCATATTTATTTTTAAATTTATATCATCCTTTTCTTCTAATAATTTATATTCAAATTCACTATCTTGATTTGTTAAACAATCTTCTATTAATTTATATAATTGTGAGAAATCATTTTGAATTTTATGTGAATTATTTTCATACCATTCATCATCTTTTTTAATATATAATTTGTAATTAATACCTGTATCTGTATTCATTATATTTATTAATATAGTTGATATATCAATCATATCAACTATAAATTTATATTTATCTTCATTAACAATACCAATATTATCAGCAATTACGACTTCAGTCATATTTAATTTATAAAAAAAATATTAATAATATCAAATTTTTTTATTTAAATCTAAATCAATTCCTTGGGTAATTCAGAACAATCTCCATCAACCATTGTATTTACACTCACATCATTTACAGTTGTACCATATAATTTCTCATATTCTGATGGTCCATCCCATAATTCAGATGGTATCAAACTATTTTTCATAAACTCTGCTATAATTTTAGGATTAGTCTTTACCTGTGGTCTGTGATCATAAACAACTTTAACTTCTTTTTCTTCTTTAGATTTAAAATTATTTTTCTTTGGTTGACTGCGATTCTGTAATTTGAATGACTTTCCCATTGTATATTTGTTTTATTTTATCAAATATTTTTATCTCAAATTTCTAAAACTATTGGACAATGATCAGAACCATATATTTGATTATCTATATCACATTCTTTAATCATATATTTAAATTTAGATTGTATTAAGAAATAATCTATTCTCCATCCTCTGTTCTTCTCTCTCCCTTTTGATCTCATATCCCACCAAGTATATTTATTTTCATTTGGATGTGTTTCTCTATAACAATCTATATAGTTTTCAAGATATGTTGAAAACATAGATATTTCTTCTTTAAGTACACCAGGAGAATCACCTTTCTGATATATTTTAGAATTCCATATATCTTCTTCTCTATGTACAACATTAAAATCACCTGTAACTATCAATGGTTTATCTATAAATGAATCTATTATTGATTTAATAGATTTATCCCAAGTATTAATGCGATAATCAAAATTAGTTCCTGAATTTGGTACATACATATTTATCAAATGGAAATTATCATATTCTACTATTTGAAATCTTCCTTCTAAATTATTTAAATCATTATATATCTCTGATACAGATAATGGTTTAATCTTAGACCATATCGCTGTTCCTGAATATCCTTTTCCTCTACGACCTTCTCCTTTAGATTCATTATAATATCTATAAGGATATTCATTACAACATATTTTATCACCTGTATCTATTCCACATTTTGTTTCTTGAAAACAAATTATATCAGGATTATGTCGTTCAATTAAATCTTTTAAATTACATTCACATAATTCATTTATTTCTCCATTCATTTTTCCATCACACACAATATTGGATCGAATACCATTAATATTCCAAGAAATAATCTTCATTTTATTTTGAAGATTTATTTTAAAGAATCAATTTATTAAATTCAAATTTAATTTATAACCTCCCATTTATCATCTTTTTTTATAGGTGATTTTAAATTATAATAATCTATAATCTGTGGTTCTTCTTTTAAATCTAATTTAATTAATTTATTATTATCTAATAATTTATAATGATCTAAAATATTATATTTTATAGGTTCAATTTGTTCAATAATATGATTTTTTATTATATCATTTTTTATTATTTGATTTTTTATATCATTTTTTATTATATCATTTTTTATTATATTATTTTTTATTATTTCAGGTTTATCATTAAATGTCACTTTAGGATTTTTATCTGTTCCTTTACAACAATAATGTATTATTATACTAACACTACTTATAATTCCAAATTTTAAAAAATTATTCATAATAATATATATATATATAATATATATGGATGATTTACTTATATTTATCGCAGTAATAACTATATTTTTTATGTTAATGTTTATTATTAATAATAAAATGTTAGATAAAGATGTTATTAAAGTTAAATCTAATATAGATGATCATATTTATATTGTCAGAGATTTACCTAATTCACAAAAAGCAGCAGATAAATTAGCAATACTTAAAAAAGATATTCTTAAATTTGTTGATCATATGAGAAATAATTATCCTGATAATGAAGGTGTTAAACAAATGTTATCTAATTTAAGACTTAATTCTTTAATAGAGTGTGATCCTCATCATCAATATAAAAGTTATAGTGTAAACAAAGGTGAAGAACTTGCTATATGTTTAAGACATACTAATCAGGGATATCCTTTCAATAATGATAATGATATTATGTTCACAACTGGTCATGAATTAGGTCATGTCATGAATAAAACTGTCGGACATGATGAACCATTCTGGGCTTATATGAAATTTAATTTAGAAGAAATGGAAAAACTAGGCCTTTATCAACCTGTTGATTATTCAAAATATCCTATACAATATTGTGGTATGACTATTAATCATACACCTTACGATTTTTCTAAAAAATAATATTTTATTATAATATATATATGTTTGATCATAATGAAAAAAAGATAAATTATAAAGTGATTAATATTATCACTGGTAAACATTTTATATTTGATGATGATCAATTATATCCAGATGATACTAATAATATGATAATTAATAAAATTATTAATTATTGTTATCCTGATTCTATTATTTCTATAAATGAAATATATGCATATTCAGGTGATAAATCTATTTGCTTTGAATATGATAATATTGGAATAATGAATAATATTATAAATAATAATAAATTATCTGATTTAATAATTGATTCTGATTTTGTGAATGAACTTGGTCTTCAAAAGGTTGTTAAACTTAATAATAATATGAATAAACTATTTGAACAAAATCATATAGTAGATAATACAGTTTATTATTTCTCTTTGAGAGAATTATTCCAAACAAAAGATATTGATCTTATGAAAAATCCTGATATATTAGAATTTAATTCTAAAATTGATATGGATTTTAAAATATTTTTTAACGGATTAATTAGAAAATATTTCCCCAAAATTAGTGAAAATAATATAAAAAATTATCCTAAATATAATAAATCTTGTGAAAAAGATTATATTAGAATTAAAAATTTAGTTCAAAATAATTATGATATATTTAAATTAATTGATTCAAAAATTAATGATAAAAAAAATCTTTTAGATGAAGACAAAAAAACATTTAAATTAATGAAATTAAGTACTAAATTTAATAGTGATAATACCATTAATATTACAAAATTATTTTCAGATTTCCCTTTAACAAATAAATATTTTTTATCAAAATTAATACTGGAAGATTATGAAGATACATATTTTAAATTATATAAAAAATCTTTAAAATTAGAATTATCTTCTGATGATAAATTAGTCACAAAAAATTTGTGTAAATTATTCTTAAAAGATTACAAAGAATATATTCCTTTAAATATAGGTTTTGTACCATCATTTGTTAAGTATGAAAATATATTCTTTTTAAAAATTCATACTGAAATTAAATCTGGTAATATATTTTTTTCATTCATCTTACATTTGGATGGTAATGTCGATTTAATTATAAATAACTATAATAATATCACTATAGATGAAGAAGATTTAAAACAAATTGTAGATGAATCTAATATAATTATTAAAAGAATAAATAATAATCGTATATATTCACTTAAAACTATACCAGAACTTATTTTAAATGATAATTTAACTCTTGAATATTTTAATATAGATTTGATATATGATCTAGAAAATTTTATTGATGACAAAGGAAGATATATTTATAAAAAAACAAATATTATGAAATTTATTAATAATTTTTATACACACTTTAGGTTATTAAAAGAAAGAATGGATTTGGAAGATAATAATAGTATTCATGTCCATTATAAAAGAGTGTCTGAATATGAAAATATGGATGTTTTTGATTCTATTATATCAACTATGAAACATCCTAGATTTGATTATTCCAATGATCAAATTATTGATATAATTCATGAAAATTATGGTATATCAATGGAAGCAGCAAGATCAGTATTTATTTCTTGGGATGAAAAAAACACATTAAAAGAAGAACAAGGTAAAAAAATATATAGATTCGCATCAAAAGAACCTGGTTCTCAAATTATAATTGATAAACATCTTGAAAAATCTTTAAAAATACAAATTATGAATATTTCATCATTTCAAGAACTTAATCGTATTATTAAATTTATAAGATTCATGTTTAATCAATACCAAAATCATATATCTGGTAATTTAGATAAAAAATATAATGACTTATTTTTAGATGTAAACAAAGTTACTGAAAAAATTAGTAAAATAGAAAATAAAATAGTTGAACCTAGTAAAATTAAACCAAAAGAAATTGTTGAAGATTCTGAATCATCTGAAGAAGAAGTTGTTGAATATTCTGATGAAGAAATTGTTGAAGAACCAGAACCAGAAGTAGAAGTTGTTAAAAAATCAAAACAAAATGATAAATCATCATCTGGTGATGAAATATCTACTGAAGAATCATCTGGTTCAGAAATTACTACAGAAGAATCATCTGGAGGTGGCTCATCTGAATCTGAAATAATAAATATATCTAATTATTTTACTAAAAAATTAGAATCACATGATTCAGATCTATTTAAAGGAAGAGCTAGATTATGTCAAGCAAATGCAAATAAACAAGCAGTTGCTTTATCTGATGATGAACTTGAACGCATTGATAAAAATGATATATTAAATTTCTTAAATGTTTCCTCTGCTGAAAAAAAGAAACTTACTAAATTATCATTACCAGAATTAATAAAACAAACTAAAGTACCTAAATCAGTTGTTCAATCTTATTCACATATTATATCACAACCAAAATTAAATGATCCTTCTATTAAAGTTAATTATATTTGTCCTAAATATTGGAATATTAGATCAGATTTACCTATTCATCCACGTGATATTCATAAATATGTTGATGATATAATTCCACATGGAGAAAAAAAAGGTAAAACTGATAAATATGTATTTAGTAGAACTGGATCACAATGGAATCATCTTCAAGATGATATATTTAAAAAAGAAATTTATGATTTATTAATTAAAAATGAAATAGAAGTTGATAAAAAAATTTTAACAG